CCTTCAAAGAACGCACAGGCTTCGCACATGACCCCCCTACCTAAGAAATGAGGTGATATATGTGGCAAGTAAGAAGGAGATAACAAGAGATGAACGAATTAAAAAAGAGGAGCAGCGGCTTAAAAGAATATACAAAAATATAGACAAAGATAACAAGGCAATTATAGAGGGGTTAATTCAACGTGCTGCATATATGCGGGTTACTCTTGAGGACTGGGAAAAGGATATCATGGAGAATGGTTATTATGAGATGTTCACGCAGTCAGAGAAGACAGACCCTTACGAGAGAGAGAGACCGGTTGCCAGGTTATACAATACGATGAACGCGAACTATCAAAAGATAATCAAGCAGCTTAGCGACCTTGTGCCAAAAGAAGCCCCGGCGAAAGGGGTGGAGGATGATGGTTTCGCAGACTTTATTAATTCTCGAGCCGACTAAGTACCCAAGAACCGACCCTGATATTGTATTCGGGAAAACTAAGCCACTTGTAAGCAAGAAGGGATTTAGAAAATATCCAGACAATTATAACCCTATATTGGAATATTGGGAGCAGATTGAAAGCGGCGTTACTCTAGTGCCAAAGAAAGTCTACCAGCAGTACGAGGAAATTGTTAGGTGGATAAAAGATGACGGGTATAAAGAATGGTTCTATTCCCCCGCTAGAGCAAACCACATAATAGAGTTTGCAGAAAACTTCTGCTGCCATAGCAAGGGGAAGCTGGCGGGGAAGAAAGTTGTCCTTGAATTATGGGAAAAAGCCTATCTTGCAAGTGTATATGGCTTTATCGACATTGAAGGTAATCGAAAACATCAAAGGGTTGTTCTGATAGTAGGAAAAAAGAATGGGAAATCCTTACTAGACTCTGTCATGGGGTTATACGGACTTGTCGGAGACGGCGAGGGCGGCCCCGAGATATACGCAGTGGCTACTAAGCGTGATCAGGCTAAAATCGTATGGCAAGAAGCCAAGCGGATGGTCAACAAATCACCTGCTCTTAGAAAAAGGATAAGAACGCTGACATATGATATATTTTCTGATTTTAATGATGGAGTTTTCAAAGCTTTGGCCTCTGATGCGGACAGCTTAGACGGGTTAAACATCCATGTAGTAATCATGGATGAGTGGCATCAGTGGAAAAATGGCAGAGCCTTGTATAACATTATGGCCGACGGTATTACGGCCAGAGAACAGCCGTTAATCATAATGACATCCACAGCTGGAACAATCCGCGAAGATATATTTGATGAAATATATGAAGAAGCAGAGATACAATTTAATAATATGAAATTAGGAAACGAGATTGATGATAGAACTTTGTTTTTTATTTATGAGCTAGATAAAAAATCTGAATGGCGGGATGCAAACAACTGGGTAAAAGCAAACCCTGGCTTAGGAACTATAAAGAAATTAAGAGCATTGCAGGACAAAGCCGAAAGAGTTGCTGATAACCCAAAGCTAGAAAAAAACTTTGTATGTAAAGAATTTAATATACGCGAGACCTCCACGGAAAGTTGGCTGACATACGAACAGCTTAACAACACGGCCACTTTTGACATTAAGGAACTAAAACCTCGATACTGCATAGGCGGCTTGGACTTGTCCGAAACAACAGACTTAACTTGTGCGACTGTAATTTTTAGAGTTCCAGACGATGCGACTCTTTATGTAAAGCAAATGTACTGGCTACCTTCTGACTTGCTAGATTTACGGGTTAGGGAAGATAAAATTCCTTATGATGTATGGTACGAACAAGGCTTATTAAGACTTAGTGAAGGCAACAAAATTAATTACAAAGACGTAACAGATTGGTTCCTTGAGGTCCAAAACGAGTTGGACATTTATGTTTATAAAATCGGCTATGACAGTTGGAACAGCGTTTATATTGTTGATGAACTGAAACAAAATTTTGGAAAGGATTCAACCGAGCCGATAATTCAAGGCAAGAAAACTATGAGTTCGCCAATGAAAACCTTTGCTGCTGACTTAGAAGCCAAGAAAATCAATTACAACAACAACCCGATACTGAAATGGAATCTCTCAAATGCTGCTATTGATGTGGACAAAAACAACAATATTTCACTAATTAAAGCGAGCAATCAAAGGCGCAGAATTGACGGTGTAGCATCTCTTCTTGATGCTTACATATGCTTGGAACGACATTATGAGGACTACATGAATCTGATTTAAGGAGGTGATAAAGGCTTGGGCTTTTTTGATAGATTTAGAAACCGGACTGTAACCGTGTCAAAGTACAAATTGATTACGGATGAGGGCGGCGGTTTTTATGCTTGGAACGGCAATTTGTACCAAAGTGACATTGTACGAAGTGCAATAAGACCAAAAGTCCGGGCGATAGGAAAAACTGTCGGGAAGCACATACGTGAAACAATAAAGCCTGATGGGATGAAGGATATAAAAGTCAATCCTGAACCGTACATCAGGTTTTTGCTTGAAGAACCGAACCCGTATATGACGGGACAAATGCTACAGGAAAAACTTGCAACACAGCTTGAACTTAATAACAATGCGTTTGCCTATATCAATCGGGACGAAAACGGCTATCCAATGGAGATATACCCTATAACGGCTACGGCATGTGAGGCATTGCAAAACAACCAAGGCGAGACATTTCTGAAATTTACATTGCGAACTGGCCGGGATGTAACATTCAGATACACGGATATAATTCACTTGCGGAAAGACTTCAACAACAACGAAATTTTTGGGGATTCTCCGGCACAAGCATTAGCTCCACTGATGGAGATTGTTAATACCACAGACCAGGGCATTGTAAAGGCAATCAAAAACTCAAATATTATCAAATGGTTATTGAAATTCAATCAAACCCTGCGGCCGGAGGACTTAAAAAAGCAGACAAAGCAGTTTGTTGAGGACTATTTGAGTATAGAAAGCGAATCTGTAGGTGCCGCCGCTACAGATGCCAAAGCAGACGCCATACAGGTAGAGCCGAAAGACTATGTCCCGAACGCTTCACAAATGGACAAGACTACGCAACGGATTTACAGCTTTTTCAACACCAACGACAAGATTGTGCAAGGTAAATACAGTGAAGATGATTGGATATCGTACTACGAAGTATCTGTTGAACCCGATGTAATTCAGTTAAGTGGAGAATACACGCGGAAACTGTTTTCAAGGCGCGAACGGGGCTTCGGAAACAAGATAATCTTTGAAAGCTCTAATCTGAACTTTGCGAGTATGCAGACGAAATTAAACTTAGTGCAATTTGTTGACCGTGGAATTATGAACCCGAACGAGGTTAGAGCGATTCTGAATATGGCACCACGCGAGGGCGGAGACACTTATGTGCTTAGAAAAGACACAGGGCAGTTGAAGAAAGGAAGTGATGAAGAGTGAAGGTAAAAATAAAAGGTCCGATTGTAGGCAATAGCGATGCCTGGATATATGAATATTTTGGTATTGAAGCCACAAGCCCGAGTATGGTTGACAAAGTACTTGAAAAAGCCAATGGTGAGGATTTAGAGGTTGAAATCAACTCCGGCGGCGGGAGTGTATTCGCCGGGAGCGAAATTTACACGGCTTTAAAATCCTACAAGGGGAATGTGACAGTAAAAATAGTAGGTCTAGCTGCAAGTGCTGCATCTGTAATAGCAATGGCTGGTAATAAGGTGATGATGTCACCAACGGCTCAAATGATGATTCATAACGTAAGCTCTTGTGCTGCGGGTGACTACCGAGAAATGGAGCACACCGCTGAAATTCTAAAAAATGCCAACGACACAATTGCCAACGCTTATAGAATTAAGACAGGTAAAACACAAGAAGAATTATTGGCATTAATGGATAAAGAAACGTGGATGACAGCACAAAAAGCAAAAGAACTTGGTTTCATTGACGAAGTCATGTTCGAGGACATACAATTTGCGGCAAGCACATCCTATTCAGGCCTATTGCCGCCGGAAGTAATAAACAAAATGCGTAACACGGTTAAGTATCCGGTTCAAAACGAATCGGATATTTTAATATCAAAATTAAAATTTTTAAAACTGAAAGGAGAAAAAGAAGATGTTTAGAGAAAAATACCTCAAGCAGAGGAACGCTCTCTTAAAAGAGATAGAAAATCTTATTGCAGAGGGCAAAACCGAAG